TCCCGGTCGGTGGCGATTGGGCATGAACCGAACCTCCGACGCGACCGGCCACCCTCGCAACGAAGGAACCATCATGTAGCCATGCCGGATCAGCCACCAGCGCGGAATGCGGTCAGGTCGCCAGCGCTCTGGGGTGCAGGGGCCGCGCGGGGGCACTGGACGGTAACGGGTACCGTCCATCGATGGTGTTCTGGGCGCGAAGATACCTCCGGGCCTGAACGTCATTCAGCGGGCTCCGATCTGCGGCGGCTACCGCGAGGGGTCGGTGGAGGAGGAGGAGTTCCGTCGCCCAAGGTGGTGGAGCCCTGCGGGATCTGTGCGCTCTGCCCAGCCGGGGCGACGAACGGTTGGATCGGCTGCACCACCGGGGGCATCGTGTTGCCAGGAGGCGGTACTGGCCACGGTACCTGCGGGATGAAGTTAGCTCCACCCGTAATACCGTCAATGATAATCCCAGTAGAGGGCTTGCTGCATACTAGATTAAGCGCAGTAAGCGTAAGGCCGACTGAAGCAATCTGGCCTTGCGGGATAGTAGAATACCATCCTGTCCAAGCAAAGTTGGCGTCTTCGTGAATAACCAGCGTAATATATTTACTATTGAAACCGAATGCCGTCCCCTTCGGGCAGTTAAGATCAAAGAAGATCGGCGTATCACCGAGTAATAGTCCTCTAAATCCACTGTTGACTGGGTCATCCTTGCCCCATCGACTTGTGGGATCATTGTTATAACGCTCGACGCTCATAAAATCGGTCATCAAAGTCGTCCAATCTTCGACCGACATTACTACGAAGTCTAGCGCTTCTCCTCCGTTATACTTGGCGGCTTGAAGAAGGAACGGGATGAAGAGGGCACGGGTAAGTATTGCGCCGGTTGCCGGGGGTGGTGCTACTAGCCCCTGCCACATCGGGAATTCCTGACGGTCAAGACCGCCATAGAACCGCGCGGTCGCCGCATTACCGTAAGCGTCCCGTAGGGAGAACATTTGTAGGGCATTTGTGGTCGGTGGACCAAATAATGCATTAGCAAGCGCAAATAGTGCCGAGTTCTTCAGGTCGTTCAACTTGAGCATTAGCCTCGACGCGACAGCAATCGCATCTTGGGTCACAAGCTGTTCCAGCCCTAGCGATGTAATAGGAGTGGCCAAAGCACAGAGATTGAATTCAGCATTAACCGTTGCAGCAATATCAACAGGAATATCGAACTGACCAGCAGGACCAATCCACGAAGATTGAACATACTGCCCTGTCTGTACAGGCTGTGTGTACGGTGAAACGCCGCCACTCGCTCTGATTGCATTTCTCAAAAGTAAAGCCAGAAGTGGATTTTGGCGATACAGGAGAATGACGACCATTTGCGCGAATACGCGGCGAACGGTGGTTTCCAATTCGAGGCCAATTGGCCCGCTCGGAATTAGGCCAGCACCAAGCAAAGGCATAGTTGTTTACTCCCTAGCCTAGTCCCTTCAGACGCTGCTGATCGCGGCCCATCGCCCCAATCAACTCATTGCGTGCCCACCCTTCGGGATCCTTGGCGATGTCAGCAAATCCGGGCTGTTTCTCATGCTCCCAGCGCTGATTGTCGAAGGTGGCCTCGATGGCCTTCGGTTCCTTCTGCGCCACATAGGACGCGGCGATGTCGTAGTCGCCGACGTTCTTTTCAACCATCATCTTTTCGAGATCGGTCATGGCCTCATCGGTGAGGCCGTATTTTTTTTGCGTCGAGGCGCGCTGCTCTTTCCACGAGCGCTGGTCAGCCTCTTGCCGTTCGGTTGACTCGCGCTCCTCGCGCTGCTTTCGCTCTTCATCAAGACGCGCGTCGATGCGATCCTCGATATCAAGGTCGGGGATCTGCATTGCAGGATATTTTTTCTTGATAAGGCGCTTCGCCTCCTTCGATAGCTTCGGATCATTGTAGATCGACTCAACGAAGCTAGCGATTTGGTGGCGGCCCTGGAGGAACTGATATTCCTCGTCGCTGATGTTCTTTGGCATGGTCAGTTGTTGTTAGACTTGCCAATAATATTGGGTTGCAACGGTACCCCACCCTCAGGTTTTGGGACTACCGCAGGGATCGCGCCCCATTCACTCACTTCAGATTGGGTATCAACCTGAAGGATCGTGCGCGGAGGTGTCTCGGGCGGACTGGTGATCGGCGGATCGTAGCTTCTATTCTGTGCCAAGTGATCCTCCTTGACATATCGGTTACGTTCGCACCTTTATCACGATGTTAAGCCCCCGGTAAAGGTGTGCTTGGCATTGGCGGCTGCTGTTGCCCGCCGCCCTGACCACCCTGACCGCCTTGTTGCCCCATGATGCGATGCAGAAGCGCATTGCGCATGACGTTGCGCAGGAGGTCTTGCAGTTGGGTGGATTGGATGCCCGCAGTCGGCGTGCCCTGTGATGCGTGGCGGCTTAGGCGCGTGGCAGCGCTCAAGGCGTCCTTGTGCATCGGCGATCCCGGCGGAAGCCCCGGCAGCGCTTGCTGGATCAGGCCCACTGCCTGCATCAGCAATTGCATGGACTTTGCGGAGTCCCCCGGACCCGGAGCGGATACCTGCGGACCTTGTTGCTGACGGGCGATGGAGGCGAGCATAGGCCCGCCACCTTGAGGAGGACCCTGCGGAGGACCAGATGGCGGGCCTTGGTCCGGTGCTGCGTCTGCACCCTGAGGACCTACGACATCGGCGCTGTCGGTAAATGACATATCTCACTCCCTTGCGCGCCGCCCCCGTGGGTAGGGGGGCAAGGGACGAGGGGCGGGAGCGGCGCTGTCCCAGACATGGAGTGTTGGAACAGCTAAACCTAATCCTTAACCTCGCTGGCGTCTACCGCCGCCGCCCTGACCGCCCTTGTGCGGAAAGCCGAGGACATCCTTGATCAGTTCTTCCTGCTTCTCCTGCTGTGCTGCTGCCGCCTGCTTCTTCTGGCGCTGCCTCAAGCGTGACAGCAGCAGTTCAGACCCCGGAGGATGCAGCATATGGATCAAGTCTTCCGCATCAATTGCACCAGCCCGCGCCAGCGCGATTGCCACTTGACGGTTATCCTCGGCGAAAGCCGGTGACGCGGAGTGGCTGTCAACTTGGACTTGGAAGTCTCCGGGGAGGTCCTGCAGTATGAACTGAATTTTACTGTCCGAAGTTTCATAGATGATCGGGTCCATCGCCTGCATGATGCGAAGAGATAAATATCCACTCTCTGCTAATTGGCGCTCGATGCGTGCGGCTTGATCAATCAAACGAGGTGATGATGTACGGACCAGTGTCTGGGCATGAACACCTGCACGGACCCCCGGCTCTCCCTGACCGCTCATGATCGGAGTGAAGCCCGCAGCCTCATCATACAGTTGGAAGATGAAGTTGAGTTCATCCATGGTGTTGTCGGGAGGCGGCATCGTGAGCGGGGTGTTTTTGGCATTTGGATTTGGATCGTTGATGAAGCCGCCCTCGCTCATGATCTTGTAATATTGTTCTTCGGTGATGCTGGTGAAGCCAGAAAACACCTGCGGCGCAAGGACATTTCTGTCCCACATGACTTTGAGATCTCTGAGCCTCTTGTTGAGGATATCTTGCAACATCTGCACATCGGCAATGATCGAGCGGCCCCAGAAATAACCGGGGGTCTGTTGTGCCTGTACCTTGATGAAGGGATGGTGTCCGGGGACGCGCGATAGATTTCGCCGTGTTACATCGCCCTCGATGACGATATCCGGGTAAATCACTTGCAGCGTGGTCCAATCACCGTCGCGGTCGGCATCCTTGACCCATAGCTCACAAAAGCGAACGGTTGGTGATATGCGGCGATTGGGTCTCCATGGCGCGGGGACAGGAAAGACGTTGACTATACCCGCCGCCGAAGACGGCTCGCCCACGTTGCCGAGGGGTTGTAAGCCTCCGACGACCATCTGATGAAAGTACGTGCTCTGTTCTTCATCGCGCTCTCCCGGTCGGGCGGCTGCAATGCGTGCCAAGATTTCATCCTTTTTTGGATGATCCTTGAGAATGTCGCGCATGCGCGACATGGTCGGCCATGTGACATGGACAAAAGCCTCTTGCTCATCGAGGTTCAGGACTGTCTCGCCCAGAACACCAAAGTTCTGCGGATGAACCGGGGCAACGCGGAATGTCTGTCCCTCGGGGGTGTGTTTGAGAAGCTGGCATCCGTTGATCAGCGACCACGTTAGCGCTTCGCTGAACACCACGTCGCTGTCACTGTTGCGGTAATCCGCCGTCAGCTTCTCGCCGACCAATTGTGCGCGCTCTAGCACGCTGTCGGTTTCTGAGGTGTCGTAGATAACGTTGAAGCGCACGTCGGTCGGCTGCATCAGGAAGCCGGATAGCTTTTCGACGTGCGATTTTACTTTGTTGTAGATCGCGGCTTGGACGTTGTAGCTGCCTGAGTAATAGTATTGCGCCGCGCGGAGATAGACTTGGCCACGCTCGTCGGCTGAAGCCATCAGTTCGTCGATGACTTCCTTGACCCACTCCTCAAGTGCCTTCTTTTCCTTGGGGATGCGTAGCATTGCGCCACTCAATCTCTGATCGGACTTGTTTCAATGTCATCGCGATCATGACGCTGTCGGTACACAGGAAGTCCTCAAGCGCTTTTTTATAGGCGATGAGTTCCTTGTCCGAGAGCCGCGCTAGCGGCTCCCGGTTTGACATCAGCTTACCTTCAACGTGCAGGGGCACTGTAGGTCGCCGCTTTCACGGCCCACATGGCCGCATCTTCGTAATGGGTTTGAGCGAGCGCCCACAAGCGCGCCTGCTCGGGATCTTTGGTTTTGTGTTGGTCGATCAGGTCGATCAGATGCGCGGTTTTTTCCTTGATGTCTTCCACCAGTTCATTGCCGGACGGATTAAATCCCGCACGCACTCGCTCCTTGCCCAAGCTCATTACCACACCCTCATAGCCCTGCGTTTCGATATCTCAATCAGGTCGGGCTCGGCACCTGTTTTGAGATTGTTGTGCAATATGTCGAGACCCGATCCGTATTTCAACCGACTTTGCCGCCCCGCCGCAACGGCCCCTTCAAGCGCGGCTTGAGCAGCCCCCCACGTCGAGGCGTTAGCGGGCGCTGACCGCGCATCTTTAAGCGTAACTTTCGGGACCGATTCGTGACGGTGATCGCGTTGGATGTCGGACACATGATAGTCGTTTGCCAGAATGTCTTCGGTGATTTTCTCAGCCTTGGATCGGACGGAGCCGCCAATGGCGACGGGCTTTGGGTCCCACGCCATCGGCGCTCCTGCGCACGCCGGGCAGTCTGGGGGTGAGTTGTCCCACTGCTCGGCGGACAAGGTCACATTCAGCGCGTGGCCGCAATCGGCGCACATGTAGGAACGAACGATTGGCATTAGCGGACTCCCAGTGGTCCGTCACCCCCACCTCCGAACGGCCACCATGGTGGCGGATTATTCCACCCGCGTGACGGACGCTGATTGGGGACGATGCTTGGTGAGGGGATATTTGGCGTATCGGCCTTTGGCGGCATCGGGGGCTGCGTAGTCTCCCACGAGAAAGGCGGTTCGTTGTGCATATGCCAATCGCCCCCAATATTCGCGAGGTGATCGCGCCCAAAAGTCTGCGCGGTGATCTCATCGTCGAACGGGCCATAGGTCGTCAGGTCCTCACCGTTAAGGTGGCTGACCCACGTCGCATTCGGGTTCTGCTGCGGAGCGATGGGGTGCGTGTCTTCGGTCCATGGAGCATTGGCTTCGGCATTCTGCCATGGATTTCCTGATGCCGCTGGCTTTGGAGGGCCGAATATAGCCGCGTGTTCTTCCGGCGTGATGCCCAATTGCTCAGGGGTCATTTGTGCTAGATCGCTTGGGGTGCTCACAGGCGCTGGGCTAGCTGGTCCGGGGAGGCGCTGAGCAGTCCGAGACAAGCCTAACAGGGTTGGAAACAATGACCCCCCGCTCAGAACGTTCGACAGCCAACCCGCCAATATTGCCGGATGTGTGTTGACGTTGAGGTACTGCTCCATTTTCCCGAGCGGAGTAGCGCCCGAGCGGTCGCCCTCAAATTGCCGCCACTGTTCTTCTGTTGGCATCAGGTGACGGTGACTTGCTGGATCACCCCGTCTGCCGGTGCTTCAGTTGTGGTGCCATCGGCGACGATAAGCGTAGCTTCAGACGCCCCGGTTTCAATGAAGATCCAATTGCCCTGACCGAGGATGGTGCCTTCGGTGACCGTCTGCGCCAGACCAAGCGCGACGGTGGGCGGGACCGGCGTTGTGCCCTGACATATCTGGTCGAACTGATCGGCGGTGGTGCCGAACCATACGGCCATAGTTTTCTGATCAATGAGCACGCGGGCTGACGACAGCGGGGTGGTCATCAGAATGTCTCCCTTCGTTCACGGGACTTGCGGTTGATGCTGGCGATCTTCTGACTGAAGGCGAAGGATAGCAGGGTTCCCATGTTTTGGGGAGGTCGTTCACCCTTGACGCTTTCCCACGTAAGGCCACGCGCCACCAACATCGGACGACGCCACTCCACCCACGCATGGTGCGCAAGCACCAACCCACTCACTAGGTCGTCGTTCTCCCCAGTATCCGGCCCTGCTCCAATCCAACCCTCGTCCTCGATGATCGCCTGCATCTGCGCAACCAAACGCGGCGAGCGTATCTCCAAGCGTCGCAGCATCAACGAATCCCGTAGCTCCGAGTAGATCTGGTGTTTGTTGTCCTGATTGGCCTTCCACGCTATAACACTCCCTGCGCCGCCGAGTGAGTCAGGTCGCTTGTACAGGAACCAGCGAACTGCGCCGATATAATCGAGGATCTTCTCAGATCCTGTTTCGCCCTGGATGATCCCTCGCTCCGCAAGCTGTCTCAAGTTGCGCACCTCGGGCAGGACGGCCGCACCGATCCCTGACACCTCAAGGTTGGCGATGTGGTCCTTGTATGACCCAGCCAAGTGCGCCAGAACCCAAGCAAGCTGATATGTCATCGGCCGATTGGATTGGAATTCTGCAACCTGCACGACTTTGTCCGCGTAGCAGCGAAGAACCTCAATGGCATGATCATCGCTGTCACCCCCACCGCCGCCTGATGGGTCTATGCCGATCACGTATATGCCCTTGGGATCAGGCGGCTCCCATACCTTGAGCATCGCGTCGTCGGGGTTTCTTACCATCTCGATCCGGCTCGCTAGGAACTTCTCGTCGAAGCTGTACCTGTAGCCCTTGTAGGGCGGACTTGTAGGCGATAGCTGCTCGGAGATTTCCATGGTCCGCGCTGCTGGAAAGAAGCCACTGCCTGATGCGATGAAGCATTCTTTTTCCGTCCATGGGTAATGCCGCAACATATATTCGTCGGCGCGGAATTCATTCTCGCGACGCCACCACGCTATCTGTTCCGGCTGGATTGTTACGCCGTAGTTTTGTTTGACGAAGCGGGCGCGCTCAAGCTCGCCGTCCATCAGTTTGTTGTCCCAATAAATTTTGTAGTCGGAATCGTCCTTCGGTATTCGGTATGTCGGATTTGACCAGAAGCCGCAGAAGATAAACTTCATGTGGCGGTCTTGCTTGGCCTGTTGACAGAAGTTGTAAAACCAATTCAGCCCGTTCGCGATGCTTTCATAGATAAAAAGGCGGTTGGGATTTTCGCGTGCAAGCGATGCCTTTAGGCTCTCCACACCCGCAAGTGATCTCCATAAGCTGCATTCCGTCGCGTGCATCATGTTAAGAGCGCGAGAAGCACCCAGATCAGGGTTATTCCCAGCAGCAAGTAGGTCAATGACTGAGCGATTAGCAAATGCCATTCCCGTTCGGTTGTTGACGATCAATTTGTGTTCGGCTGATTTCCATTCGGGAGGCAGGGTGCCGAGAAGATCGGCGAATATGCGCCGCAGCCGCTCAAGGTTATCGGTCCTGTCGGCGATGATGGCACCCTGCGTGCCCGGATTGGCGAGTGCCCAGAATAGCTCGATGCATGAGCAGACAGTCGTGATGGCCATCTGCCGCGATTTGAGGATAACAAAGGTATGAACGCCGTCAGCGAGCCCCTGACAAACGCCGTCAATCACCATACGTTGTGACGGCCACGGCTCGACGTGGGCCTTACCGTATTCTTTTGTTGTGATCTCCACTGACTGGAGGAGATCGTAAATTCCTTGTCGCAAGGTCCCCATAATACGGGGGCTTACCATATCCAGAGCCGTCGCGCACGTGCCAACGACCGGAACGGTAGACACGAACCGCTTCCGTTCCGGCCGGGACAGGCGATCCGGCTGGTAATACCGGCTCGCTCGTCGGCTGGATAGAAGGCAGACCCAGCCGCTTACGTCGCACCTCCACTACAGGTGGATGCTTGTTTGGTATACGGGTCATGATGTAGTCTCCGCACACCAAGTGGCTCTACCCGTCGCTTGGTACTCTGTTAGACTCCTGTTAGGACTTAAGGGCCGCCGCTTTGGCGGCCCTTCTTTTTTCGCAATCCATGCGCTTGGCTTGCATTATGGCTTTCCATCGTGTCGGTCGTGTGGCCACGATCTGATTGGTTTTACGCTCCCAGACGTGCCACCTGTTGCCGACACGCTCAACCTTATAGGGGCCTATCGTCACCATAGTACACCTCCAAGAAAAGGCCGCAGACAAGTACCGCGACCGCGACCGCGTCAATGAGGGTTCTCATGCCAATCCTCCACGAAGATTGTGAGTGAGTGCATTTTGAACGGACACTTGCTCTTGTCGGCGTCCTCGGCCACCTGACGCATCAGGCTTTCGAAGACATCGTGCCACTGGCACTCAACCGTGCCCTTGTAGGCCCACGCTTCGCCGTCAGCGCCGCGAGTACCGGCGATGACGTACGTATACCGATTGACCTTGGTCATTCTCTGTTCTCCATTCGTTCCCTGTTTGTCCCATTTGGTTAAATTTTTCTACAGATTTTTTGGGACTATTCGCCTTGCTTGATCATGGGTCGGCCACGGCCGCTCGGCGGCTTACCGCGCACGAGTTGCTGTTCCAACCACCCCGGCGCGGCGAACTTCGCCACGTCGTCTTTCGGTACCCACACCCAAGCCTGTACCCATGCACCATCGGTGTCGGGCGCGATCTTGGGCTGGGCATCGATTTCGATGCCGTCCATGTCCCGATAGCGGGCTTGGGCGGCGCGTATGGCCGCGTCCGCTGACAACAGCCAGCGGTGCGGCCGGTTCACACCATTTCTGCTCATCGCCATTCCTCACTGATCCATATCTTTTCGAGTTCGACCAACACGTCATGCCACCGCTTGACGTTCGGACTTTCCATAGGCTGGCCGCGACGGCGAAGCCGTCGAATGATGACACCAACGTGGTTATTGGCACCCTTCCAGCCGTGACGCGCGATCAATTCGCGCGCCACTTTCTCGGACTCGGTCACGCCGCCTCTTTCGGGAATTCGATTGAGGTCCACTCGGCTGGATAGCAAGAAGCGAGGAACTTCTGCTTGTCGAAGTACCCGTTGTCTGATGCAAACATGCATGACAACGCGAGGGCTACGTCCCAGATTTGTTGGACCTCGCCATCGCTCTTTTGATACTGCAACATGGCCTTACGGATGACATTTGCGATCATCACGTAATGCCGCCGCGCGAACTTGTTCGCCGGTTTTACATGCTCACTCATTTTGATCTCCTGTTATGACCTTGGCCGCGATACGCAGTTCTTGGGCCAAGTTTATCAGTTGCTGCAGTTGACCGGGGTTAGCCGGTTTATTCCGGGCTACCGGAATTTTGTGATGTTCCCGGTACCAGTGCTCACTGAGTTGCTGATCGGTGGGGCTGGTACCGAGGAACGTCAGATAGTCAGGGCTTAAGGGCTTCATCCTTGAACAGTTCTTCAACCATGCGTTCCTGACCATGATTGCGGGCGACCTCACGAACCTTCACCATCGTCTTGCCGCGCATGGCAATGTGATGGAGCAGTCCGAGGACTTCCGCATCGTCGTATCCGCGACCGAGGATCATTCGCACCGGAACGACGAAGCGATCATTGCAATCGTCGCAGCAGCGTGGATCATCCATACCGGCGCAGAACGGCTCGGGATTATTGCCGTATTCGAGGAAATCCTCCCCGCACAGGCAACACCGTGGAACTACCCTACTGTGATCAGACATCTCTGTGTCCTCCATGTTTAACGTTAAAATACACCTAGTACCTTTGGCTCCCTAAGTCAAGAGTTAAAGATTGGCAGCGGGCGCGTAATGAAGCCCAACCCCGAAAGGCATTGAGCCATATCGTCACCCGCTGCCAAGTTGCGTGCGATGGGGAACCGAGGAACAATCGCACGAAACAACAGCGCGCGTACGCGCTGCTGTCGCTTGCGATCAGATCTTCTTGCCCTTGTAGTTGCGCACTTCGATCAAGCCTCTGCGCTCAAGGTGCTCAAGTCTGATTACTTGAGCGTGACTGTCAGGAGCACCGCAGAACCCGCGATCCGTCACCATGATTCGGGGTGCCTTCTGGGTCAGCAACCAATCGATGGCTGGACCATCGACGGTATTGTTGCCGCCATCGGGCGCGGTGATTGTGGGAGAACGCTTACCGTTACGCGCGTACACGAACAGTTGGCCTGTGTTGTCGCGGCCACCTGCATAGTATGCGACCGTTGCAAATGGGCTTGCTTTGACCCACTCGCGAACGCGGTCCCACGAACCCATCGATCCACTTGCGTCGATCAATATGGTTCCAGCCGGTTTGACCGGCTGCTTACGGACGAACAGTCGCTGCGGCAGGATCGGTTTACGAATTGAGGGACGGTGCAACCGTGGCCCTGTCGTCGTGACCCGATACCCGATTTTGGCTTCTGGTATCCGCTCCGTGTGCGCGAGTTCGATGATAGACATTTCCGGCATAGCGATCACCGGATCGTCTTCAACCTCATCGATCTCATACCCCGGCTTGTCGTGCTCCAGTTCGCGATCACTGATTGGTCCTTCCGGTATTTCAATCAGAGGACCAAAGAAAGCTTTGTGGATTGTCTCCGCAGCTTGCTTTTCAGCTTTTTGATGGATCATTCCAAGGATCTCGTAGGCAAAGTCCTGCAGCTTGCGGCTGCTGAATTTCACGCCACGGTAACCTTTGTAGTCACCCATCCCGCGATAGATTGCGACTTGACGGAGCTTGACAGCAAACTCCACGAACGACCCGTTGAATTTCGGATCATCCTTCGCCCACTTGCGCATCTTGCGCTTCTCGCTGGACATGAAGTCATTGACAGCCTTCCCGATCAGATCGGGCGTGCTGTAGTTATCCCACGGCCAATGAAATGTGTGGATGCGGACATCCTCAGTGAGTTGCATGACCAGCCAATGCACACGCTTGTACATCTTGGCCATGTGGGTCTCGCTGGAATGCTGGGCGTGCATCAACTCATGAACCCGCGCGAAGATCTCTTGCGGGGTATGAATTTCCTGCACCTGATTTCCAAAGATGACAGTGAAGGCTTTGTCATCATCGTGTTCGATATGACGTGGCGTCCCGCGATCTCGCGGGACACCAGCCACCAACACGCTATGCTTGTTCAGGAACTCCTTCATGACTTCTCGGCCACGACGGAGAGGAAGTCAGCAAGCGTGTTGCCGCGAAAACCGAGCAGGATGCCAGCCTTTTCGTCATCCATACCCGCTTCTCGCAAGGCTGCGAATGTCAAGAGCGCGTTGACCGTCATCGGGCGGTTCCAGCCATCGATATTCGGCTGGTTGTGCGCGACGACGTTCTCCGCGATCTTTGACAGGTTTGGACCGAGCGCCGCCTTGATACCTCGCGAAACGGTGTTCGCTTTGAGAAAGATACCCGTTCGATCAAAGATCGGATGCGGCAAGCAGTCCGGTGTCGGGTTCATGGTCGTGATGACCGTGAAGCCCTTCGCCGCCGTAACGAACTCACCAGTCGGCAACGTCAATGCCGCTGGCTTGTCCATGAGGGCATACACCACCGTTACGCATTGGTGGGGCATGTAGTTCACCTCGTTGATTTGCAGCACGCCACCTGAACGCATGGCCCGTACTGCCGGACCATCAATCCAATGTGTCGTGCCGTTCACGAGTTGATAGCCGCCGATAAGATCTTCCAGCGGCATTTCCTCATAGAACGTGACCATCTCCGATTTTGTCAGCTTGTGGATCAGAGTGGTTTTGCCGGTGCGGGAGTAACCGAAGATATTTACCCGATCAATGACATCGGGAATAATTCGGGTGTCCCACATGCGCGTAAAGGTCTCGTCCCACACTTCGTCGAATGTTGACATGTTTGGTTCTCCTGTTAGGAACTGCCGGTTGATCCGGCAGGGGCAGTCGCCCCAACTGCAGCGGTCGTAACCGCTGCAATCAGTGCGATTGAGCTTACTCAGCGCTTTCCATTTCAAACGCTGCATAGAACTGCGGGCATTCTGCTCGCAGTTGATCGATTGTCAAGAAGTGATACTTGTTCGTATCGCGCGATCTACAGCTTTCGCAACCGGGATCGCTGCATTGATAATCGCCGATTATGAACGCCTTCACTTGCTCGTACAGGGGCTCAAGCATCAGCACGCCGTCCGAGTATTGATCCTTGATCGCCTCCTGCAGGAAGAAGGAGATGACCATTTCGAGGTACTGAACTTGGAGTGCCGACGTGACGTGAAGATCGAAAGGCTTGACCAGCGTATCAGGTGCCGTCGCCCCAATTTCACGCCTTGCCACTGCTGTTGACATGACATTCCCCATGTTGTGCGACTGGGCTAGTCGCGTTCGGTTGCCCACAAGACGGCACGCCTTTGTCTGACGTGCCGCCTCAGGTGCAACCGACCTAACGTGGAGGTAGACGCATTGCCTTCCGCATGACCGCATTGTTGGCTGCTATTCGCTTAGCTTCCCGTTCCCGGTAGGCCGCAACCAAGAGTGCAGTGTCCGCGCGGATGTCTGTCTTGCTGGGTCCAACGGTGTAGGCACGTGGCGTCATGACCGCATCGTCATCCGACCACCTGCGAGCAGGCTTGCGAGGTTTCTCGCGTGTGACCGCAAGCTGCGGAACACGAGTGCCCTTCGACCAGCGTGCCTCATCCCGCCAACCCAGTGAGATTTTGACTTTGCGCATATTGCATGTCTCCGGTTTGAAGTGTGAGCAGTAGGGAATTTGCGGGATTTTTCTGCATCGGCTATCCCGCGCCGTGCTGGTCCCCAGAGGACATCAGGGCCGCCGTCACGCGCGCCGAGTCTACTCGGCGGGGCGTCGTGTGAACCGACGTGTGCGGGCGCACAACGTGACATCACGGACGTTGCCATGGGGTATGGTGAGCCGCGTTGTTAGTTGGGCGGGTGTCGCGCGCACCCGGAATACTATCCTATCTACATACTCCTTAATCTAACTTACAAGTCAACTCTACTCCTTGACACTTTCCGCGTCAACTAAAAAACTTGTCGCTGTGATCACGAAATGTTACAGGAATTCTTTAGTGATTTCAAGCACTTAGTGTCTTAGTCGCTAAGAGGTTACACACGCAACAAATCTGTTACCCCCGCAACAAATCTGTTGCATCTGTAACCATTCTTACCACCCTCGGTTGCGCACCGTCTCCGGGACACGCGCCGCGCGAGCGACCCGACCACTTGCGATAATTCCCCCAGCAAAAATTCAAATATTAATTCCGTAATTTTTTCAAGGACTTAGGTCCGGAGTAGTGGAATTTTCGGGATTTTTGTCGCCCCCAACCTCCGCCTCGACCAGCTTTTGCGCGACCCCAATGCGCCACAGCGCTTCCTCCAAATACGGGGAATTCGGGGTCCGCAAGATCCGAGCGGCCTGCTGGATATGGCCGATGGCGAGTTCAAGGTTGTCCGGCAACCTAGACTCGCGTCGGCGGGCGAGGGGGTAGGTGTAGTAGTACGGGGGCAGCGGTTGGTCGGTGTCCATCACAGGGTTCCTTCAGGAAGTTCAACCCCCTGATCACGCAGCGCATCCTGCTCGCACATGATGGCTTCTAGCATTCTCATCGCCTGCCGTAGCCACTCGTGGGCGACATGCGCGTCTTCAGGGTTGTTGGCCATGATATCGGCGGCGGCAGTCAGCAAGTGACCGTACTCGGATAGCTCCTCGGGGCTGAAGCGAAAGCGGGGGAAAACCTTCTTCTCAAGCTCCGCGAACGGGATGATGCGCATAACATTCTCCTTTGCGCGCTGCTGCGTGCGTGGGTCTAGGGTGGTGCTTCGTTCGTCTATCCCCCCTAACGGGGGGGGATAGACGCACGCCGTTGGTTTCGTGGGTCTACTCGTCCATCTTTTCATGGATGGACGAGGGCGATCCTAGGATCTCACTAACCTTGTCTTTGTCAATCTCCAGCCCTTGTGCTTTATTGCGCATGGGGGTCGTGTAGACCTCGGTCGTGAGGACGCCGGTATCGAGCCATTGCTTGAGGATGGATTTAGCCTGCACCTCGGTGCGGTCGCCTTCTTCTATGATGGCCTTGCCACCCCAGTACTTGTTCTGCTTATTGGGGTTGTAGCGCCAGCCGTTGCCGGGACCGGCGTCGATCCGGTCGAAGATGCGACGGAGGTGGCTGACATCCATCCCGGAGAATACCCCTCCCGGCTTCCACGGGACCGCTGCCTGCACGTGATCGCCGGATGGGTAGGCGGGGTCAATGGCGGTATTGTTGAGTTGGATGGAACGAAGGTGGAACCAAATCTTGGACTGGGCCTGACTGAAGTTGCTCTTGGCGTCGGCGACCGAGATGAACTGACAGGCTTCTTCGGCCTTGACCCCCAGCGTTTCCGCTTCTGGTCCGCTCATGGGGGTGATGTTGCGCGCGATCCGCGCGCCATCGATTAGGGCGCTGCCGCCACGGACGGCATCGCGATTGGCCCCGTTGTCCCCGGTCCCGCTTTTACGGAAGTGGGCCGGGATCATGACGGCCGAGTCAGTATCGCGGGAGATGCCATTGAGGATGGTGATGAGCCCATCCATGTGCTCGTTCGAGTTTTCCATCGAACGGTGGGACTTGATCAGGGGATCAATAATCGTCAGCAGGATGTTGTTCTTGCGGATGCCGTCGATCACGCTGGCAACATCAACGCCAACGCGGAACTCCTGCTTGGCATTGAGGTAGGCAAGGATCAGCTTCTTCTTGCTGGTGTCGTTGACGAACAGCTTGCCCGCCACATCCATCGGGCTGACGCCGTGGGCGATCATGCTGGCGGCGATACGCCGGTCGATCTCATCCCGGTCGTCTTCCAGTGTGATGTACCAGACGTTTCCCTTGAGAAAGACATGCTGTTCGGTGATGTCGCGGCGGCCGGTAATCTCGGCCAGCGCGCATGCGATGGCGAGCGAGGTTTTGCCGACGCCCCCGGTTGACCCAAGGACGGTTGCGTACCCGCGCAAAATCCACGTTCCCAACAGCCATGGTCGCGGCTTAATCAGGGAGGGGTCGCGGTAGATCCATGGCGATGGAGTGACGATATCGGGGTTGGGCGGTGGCGGGGCTTCCTTCTTAGCCTCTTGCGCCAAGCACCAATCGACGATCCTGATGATCTCGGGCCAGCGGTCCACGTAGCGTGGATTGGAGTTCAGGGCCGCGAGGTAGAGTGGGCGGAAATACCCAAGGATCTCGTCACGCGTGTGACTGCGCGAAACAAAACTTCCGATCATGCTGACGAGGGAGGGATGGAACGCCTCGCCGCTGCAGAAACGGCGCAGCATTTCGTTAATATCGACATGCTCACGCCACTCGCCGTTGGTCTTTTGTTCGCCGGTCGTGCCGGATTTACCGCGCGCGTTCTTCGCCAAATCAACGCGGGTATCGATGTATTGCCCGCGAATGAGGTCGGAGAAAAAGTCGGGGTCCTCAATCAAATGGCCGTAGTAGAAGGCGCGCGAGTGCGAAAAGCTCTCATCGGCAACGTTGCCGTCGAGGATGCCGTTGGCCCACGACACCAGCTTATAGCGCTCGGTCGGCGGCAATTCAGCGGAGGTTGGAAGAAGAACGCGAACGCGCGGTTTGTCTGGCCGATGCGAGGGCGTGGTGTGGATGATGCACTCGATACCAGCGCGCAGAAATCGGCTGACGATACCCTCGACGGTCAGCTTGCCATTGTCGATATCGAGTTCAATACCGAAAATGGAAACGAGGTTTTCGTTGCAGCGCGGACCTTTGTACTTGCCGAACTCCCACATTGGGAGTTCAGACTTGGTTTCTGCCTGCGTTGTTTTAAGATCGTCGTGTAATTCAGGTAGGGTTCGCTCGTCGTAATGGCCGATTGTCTCGGTGACGCTGCGCCAAGTGGTTATGCCAATTAACTTGTCACTCGTGTCGTCGCCATCTATATTGGACATCGGTCAGTCTCCTAGTTAGTGGCTGGGAGCTTTTGGGCCTTACCTCGTTTGCGCGGGGTAAGGCCCCAACTTTAAAGGCAATGACTAACAACTTGCAATCCAAATCGCTAAGGACCCCCTCTGCGCGCCCGACATTGTTGCGCGACGAGCATCACAATCGTATCGTCGATACGCTCACGCCATTGGGCACTATCGGCCGTTTAGGCCCGTGGGGGCGGGAGCGCTGCCTTTACGCGCTCCCGCTCAACAACTATGGTCCGGTGCAGATCGTCCCCCATGGATGGGTGCGTGACGAGGACTCAACACAAGTCGCGGCCCCCGACGACACGATAGTGGGCACGCATGGCCCCGTATGGGTACATCGGTTTCTCGCCGCGCGCTGGGTGGAGGATACTCGTCGATTGGCAGGGTGAGATGCCCATAAGCCGACGTTACACACCGGAACACCCTCCCGGCGAAAGCTGTCTGTTCGGCCTTGATTTCTCCTTCGTCATCCCGCCTGCCGTTGGCATTCAAAGCGGCACCGTCAGCATCTGGCGCAATATCGTCCCACCCGTACCCGCCGACGCTGATTGGACCATAGGGCCGGTTAACGTTCGCGGGCGAGCGGTGTATGCTAGATTGAGTGGAGGCGTTGACGGCCACGATTATCAGATCCGATGGGTGGCCCAAGACACGGACGGAAATGTCTGGCCGAGAACCGTGCTTGTGCTTTGCGCACAAACGTCGTGATGGTGGGCGATAGGAGAGTGAGATGATTGGTCTAAGCTTTCCATCCTTCTCCGACTGCTCCAGCGATACGTGGCCGCTGATCCCCAACCGCTGCGATCAGATGATCATCGACGCACAGGCGCGCATCATTGCGGTACAGGGGCGCTTGATCCGCAATTATCAATCACTCGTCAATCTGACACCGCACGATCACGATCACCCGCATCCCGTGGGAGCTAGCTATGGATGACCTGACGCGACACCACGATCCCGACTTCCCGACCGGCGAAGGTCAGGAAGGTCAAGACATGCAAAATCTGATCGATGCGCAAAATCGCACGATTGGAAATCAGGCGGCGTTAATTCGCTATTATCAGGATTTGCTCAACCTGGAGGGCGGCGGCGACATTGACGGCGGCACGGGTCGCGGTGGAAATCCATGGGATCTCTGGGGCGGACCGTATCCGCTGGAGGTCGGAGCGGTAGCGCCAGCCAATGTGAAGGTCTGGTTCAACACGTCGAGCAATGCACTCCTCGTTTGGAATTGGCAAACGCAAGCGTGGATCCCGGTCACGCCCAGCGTG